CCGGGCACGAACTTCCCGCCGATGCACCCGTGGTGCCGCTGCTCGTACACCCTTGAGGTTGCCGACTGGGACAAGTGGATCGACGATTACGTTGCAAAGCGCGGCGGCGATTCGGCGACCCACGCCATGACGCTGCGATCGAACGCCATGGTTCGGGAGCCTGCCACCACGTCCCTGCTCGAATCGCTGCAACGCGCCGGCTCGGCGCTGGCTGGGCTTGATTTCAGGCTCAAGGGCCAGCAGTCGCTTGCGCGGAAGATCCGAACGGACTCGCACAAGCTCGACGTGAGCGAGAAGGAGGCATCCGAGGGCATAAACGACGTGCTGCGCTACACCTACGTGCTGCCCGTGGAGTCGTTTGCTGACGAGTTCGCGCGCATCAGGCAGGCGCTTGAGAAGGCGGGCTATACTGTGGTCAAGGTCAAGAACACGCTCGGAGACGCGGCAAGCGCCTACCGTGGCGTCAACACGCAGTTCGAGACGCCCGACGGCTTCAAGTTCGAGCTTCAGTTCCACACGAAGCAGAGCCTGGACGTGAAGGAGCGCAATCACGCGCTCTACGAGGAGGAGCGGCTTGAGGACACCCCGCTTGAGCGCAAGTGGGAGCTTCGCCGCGAGATGGCCGACAACGCCGCCAAGATTAAGACGCCGCCGAGCATCGAGGAGGTTCGCAGATGATCTACTACACAGACGATTCCCGCAGGCGTGTGTCGCGCTTCGACGCGGAGCAGCAGGTATGCGAAACCTACGATTTCACGCTCGGGCGCTGGGTGTTCGACACAGAGGTGTTCGGAACGCAGAGCGGCGACCTATGGCTGGACGAGATCAACCAGGAAGAGGCCGAGGCGATCATAGGAAAGCGCGACAAGGCGCTGCACCGATAGCAAGCAGGCGAAAACTGAATAGACATCTCACCTCAACGGCACAATCAAGGCCCCCAACACGGGGGCCTTTTCTTATGCGTCAAGGAGGAGCCATGGAGATCGAATACATCACCCGCGCTGGGTGCCCGTCATGCGAGGCGTACCGCCGTGCTGTCATAGAGCCGCTGTCCGAGGAGTACCCGGGGCGCGTGAGGGTTCACCGGGCATGGGACGGCCTCATGGAGAGGCTGAACAACGCCGAACGCATCACCCGCGTTCCCATGGTGGTCGTCACCGACGGCGGGCGCGAGGTCATGCGCCTGCTTGAGATGCCAACGCTTGAGCGCCTTGAGGACATCCTGGAACCCGCCTGACTGGCGAATCTCACGCATGAAGGACACTCGCATGGTCAAAGACCGACCGAGCGTTGAAGTCGATAAAAGCCACGGTTCGGGCAGGCGTGGAACCCGCTAAAAGCTACGGAAAACGTGCAGGCATGAGCCACGAGAAACCTTATGGAGGGTGCGAAGCATGGCAAAGGACGGAAACCGACAGAAGTTCGCCGGCGTAGCTGGCGGAAACCTCACGCCGCCGCAGCAAGGCGGGGACGAGGGTGCAGGAGGCGCAGCCGATGGGACCGGAACCGACGGCGCAGACCCCAGCGACGGCCAGCAAGGTGAAGCCGAAGGCCACGATGGCGAGGAAGGCAAGCCCAAGCCGAAAGGCAAGACCTACACCGACGCCGACGTGGACGAGATCGTGAAGAAGCGCATCTCGCGCGAGCGTGCGCAGATCGAGAAGCAAATCCGCGAGCAGATCAAGCAGGAGGCAGACGACCAGCGCAGCGAGGCCGAGAAGCTTGCTGGCATGAACGACTTGCAGCGTGCGCAGTACGCGCTTGAGAAAGCCAACGCCGAGAAGGCAGCGCTTGAGCGCCGCATCAACCTGTCCGAGCAGATGGGCGTTGCGCGCGGAGAGCTGAAGGCTGCTGGCATCGACCTCGGCGACGAGCTTCTTTCCATGTTCGTGACGGAGAAGGCGGACGACACCAACGCCGCGATTTCCAAGATCAAGGAGCTTTTCCCCAAGGCGGTAGACGCCGCAGTGCAGGAAGCGCTCAAGCGCAAACCGCCCAAGACGGGCAGCGAGGGCAAGCCCCAATCCTTCGGCGCGAGCTTCGCAGCCGCATACAGCAACCGAATGAACGGAGGAAAGAAAGATGGCGCTCAATAAGGCGTTCACCTACGGCGACTCCGAAAGCATCCTCGATTCCGAGGTGGGCATCGTCGCCAAGACGCGAACCGCTACCCAGGCCATGGCCAAGGAGGTAGACGGTCGCAAGATCATCAAGGCCGGTGCGCTGTTCACCGGCACCAGCGAGATCGGCGTGTTCCTTGAGGACTACGACATGACGGACACCGACAAGTGCCCCGCCGCCGTGATCTTCCAGGGCCGACTCAAGGCCGACAAGGTATCCACCGAGGCCAAGGCCAAGAAGGCGGACTTCGCCGCCGCAGGCCTCTACCTCGTGTAAGAAAGGAGCAGCTTAGATGCGTCCCATTTCTGAGCTTATCACCGAGCGCGACATGCTCGACTTCTCGCAGGGCTTCAACGTCCAGCGAAACTACCTCGGCTCCCGACTGTTTCCGGATCAAAAGACCCAGTACATCGAGGCCGAGTACTCCCGCATCGTGGAGAACGGCAACCTTCCCACCGTGGCAATGATCCACGGCTTCGACACCGAGGCGCACATCGCTTCCCGCGTTCCGTTCGAGCGCGTCGTCACCGAGCAGCTGCTCATCAAGGAGAAGATCAACCTCACCGAGCGCCTGCGCCTCGTCACGCGCGGCCTCGACATGCAGATGGACTCCGTGCGCCGCTACTGCTTCGACGACGTTGCCCGCATGGCAGAGTCCGTCGTCGCCCGCGTCGAGAAGGCCAAGATGGAGGCCCTTTCCACGGGCAAGATGACCATCAACGAGAACAACGTCTCGATGGAGGTCGATTTCGGCGTCCCCAGCGACCAGAAGGTAGCCACCAAGTGGGCCGTCGCCGACGCCGACATCATCGGCGACATCGACAAGTGGGTGACCATCGCCAACGGCAAGGGCCAGACCCCCACCGTCGCAATCACCTCCAAGAAGGTGTTCTCCCTTATCCAGCGCAACGCAGCCGTGCAGAAGGCGATCTTCGGCATCAACGGTGCCGGCATCCTGCCGAGCCTCGCGCAGGTCAACAACCTGCTCGCGCAGCAGTTCAACGGCCTCACGCTGAACATCGACGAGGAGCGCTACGGCATGATCGACACCGCCGCCGACTCCATGAAGGTTACCCAGGGCCGCTTCTTCCCCGAGGACAAGTTCGTCATGTGCTCCGTCGGTTACGACGGCTCCGTTGGCACCGGCCTTTGGGGCGTAACCCCCGAGGAGCTTGAGCAGGGCGGCGCGTTCGACGAGAAGCGCCAGGAGCAGTACGTCACCTGCGTTCGCTGGGACACCCAAGACCCGGTTGCCACGTGGACTAAGGCCTCCGGCCTGTTCATCCCCGTGCTTCCCAACGTCTACGGCCACATCATCGCCACCATCGACACGACCTCCGAGCAGGCGCTCGAAAATGACGATCGCCCGGTAGAGGGCTAGCCATGGCATCCCTCGCAGACCGCGTAAAGGCGCGTTACCTGGAAGACGAGGCAGTGCCGGCAGACGCCGTTATCGAGGAGATGATCGCGACGGTATCAGACCGCCTGTGCATCCGTCTCAAGGTGGCCGAGCTGCCGCGCCTCGCCGAGTCGATCGCCGTGGATGCGGCGATCAAGGCCCTGCGCCTGCGCGGCTACGAGGGCAGCACCTCCGAATCTGCATCGGACGGCGGCAGCATGTCGAACTCCTTCGTTGACGACGTGCTGTCCGCCTATTCCGCCGACATCGAGGCCCTGCGCGATGCGTGCCATCCCAAGGGCATCAAGTTCATGGGGGCGCGGCGATGAGGTGGTACAGGGCGGCTGCGATCAAGCGCGAGCAAACGGGCACCGACGAGCTGCACAACCCCGTGTGCTCCGAGGTGTCCGCCTTCGACTTCTTCGTTCGCGTAGGCCCGTGGCACAAGGTCAAGGCAGACAACGCGGGCAACGCCTACGACGGCGTTACCCGCTCACTGCTCACCAAGAGGCCCGCAGCAGACTTCGGCGGAATGTGCGCGGTCGAGGTGAAGGGCCACGCCTACGAGCTGGCGAACGTATCAGCGGACGGCGATACGACCGTCCTCGCCGTGAAGGGGTTCAAGCCATGGGTTTTGTGATCCAAGACGTGAACGACCTCGCGGGAAAGCTGAAGCGGCTTTCCTCCGTGCGCTTCGATGCGGTCATCACGAAGAACATGGCCCAGATCTTCAACCGTGGCAAAGCCGACGGCGGAACGCCCGTATCGACCGAGAAGACCAGGCCGGGCGGGCCGCACGGCGAGCTGCGCATGTCGCTGGGCCACTCGGGAGACACCGTTGGCTACACGAAGAGCTATGCGCCGCACGTCGAGTACGGCCACCGAACCGTGAACGGCGGTTACGTGCAGGGCCAGCGGTTCCTCAAGCGGAACGTGGACACGCAGCGACCGATTTTCCAACAAGACCTGATCGACCAGCTGAAGAAGCTCTAAGGAGGAACGATGCCGCGAGCAGTACAGCGCCTAAGCCTGGCCGTGTTCCTCGGTTGCCTGATAGACGCAATCGAGAAGGGCACGGGCACCGAATGCTACGACAGCCCCGAGAACAGGACTTCGCCGCTATACAGCGTGGAGCTTCAGAACACGCAGCCAGAGAACACCAAGACCATGTACATCGACGCGATCAGCGTATGGGTTCACTGCATAAGCGAGCCTGTGCACCCGTACAGCAACGCAAAGGTTCTCGGCATGATCCAGCGCCTCGAGCAGGCGCTTGCGGATGGGTTCGAGCTGCCCGAACCGTTCTCCCTGTACCGCACGACCTTCGACGGCGTGCAGACGCTCAAGAAAGACGAAACCGACGAGGGGCACGCGATCGTGGGGGTAACCTTCCGCGTTTGCTACGGCCTCCGCGTCAAATAACGAGAAAGGGGCCGCAATGGCTTCCGTTACCGACAACAAGCTCGTTGGGTGCGACTTCGACTCCGCCACCGCCAAGGCGCTCAACGGCAACGACATCGTGGCGCTCGTGACAGACAGCACGGGCGCGAACCTTCTGGCCGTGGCGGGTCAGCAGGGGCTTTCCTTCAACCTTAACCAGGACACCACCGAAGCTGCCACCAAAGACGACGCCATCGGCGGCTGGAAGCTGCGCTTCGCCAGCAACAAGGACTGGGACGCGTCCATCGACGGCCTCTACTCGCCCGACGACGAGGCCACGAAGATGGTCGCTAAGGCGCTTGCCGACGGCACCTACCTTTGCCTGAAGATCTGCAAGCGCATCCGCTCCACCGCGAACACCAAGTACGTGCCGCTGCGCATGGGCCTCGCAATCGTCACCTCCGACACCTTCGAGGCTCCGAACGACGACAACACCACCTATTCCATGGAGTTCCAAGGCTCCGGGAAGCCGTGGCTCTACGAGACCGCGACCGAAGACCAGATCACCGCAGCAACCGTGACCGTCACCAACGACTAAGGAGCAGACGAATGACAGAAGAGAAGGATTTCGACGATTATATCGAGTGCGGCGAGGCCTGCGAGGAGTTGGAAGACGCCCTCGAAGACAACACCAAAGAGGTGTTCAAAGGCGAGCTCGAGCAGGACATCGACGAGATGGAACGCGCAACGTTCACCATCAAGGGCCGCGAGTGCGAGATCGCCTTCACGCGAAAGCGCATCGACCTCTACGAGGAGCGCCACACGCCCATCATCGCGTCTTTCTACAAGAACGACGGCATGTTCACGTTCAAGGAGCTTTCCGCGATCGCAGGCTACGGCCTGAAGCTCGTCGGCGGCGGCTACTTCATCCCGAACAAGGGCGAGGAAATCGTCAACAAGCTGATCGAGGCGAACGGCTACCCCGCCGTGTACCAGGCCGTGATGCTAGCCCTTCAGCGCGACTGCGCTTTTTTATTCATGGGCACAGGGAACGCGCTCTCACTCGCCTAACGGGATTCGAGTACTTCAAGACCGTTCAGAGGCGCGGCGAGGATGCCGAAGACGCCGCCCTGTTTCACAGGGAGGCCGATTTCGCGTTCTTCGCCGCGCGTCTCGGCTGGGACTACGAGCAGTACGCCCAGCACACGCCCGTCCAGCTCATGTTCGTGCGCAAGGAGCTTGAGACAGCGACGGTTCGCGACTCCAACCTGCTCAAGGATGCGGTTCAGGTCGCCGTAGCCAACTGCCTTTCCAAGAAGACCTACAAGCTCTGGCAGAAGCGCAACGGCGAGTTCCGCGAGACGGACTTCACCCATGCCGAGATCGACGCCCTGAAGGAGCAGTACCGAAAGAACCCGCCTTGGACGCCATGGGGAGGTGCGAAACCGAATGGCTGATTACGTTCTATCCGCAAAGGGAACCTACGACGGCTCCAACATGGACAGCGGCCTCGACAAGTCCGCCTCCAGGCTCAGCAGCCTCAAGGACACCGCCAAGTCCGTAGGCTCGCAGGTTGCCGGCTTCTTCGCCTCAAGCTTCGGCAGCGTAGGCAAGTCCATCTCAACCGCGATCGGCACGGTGACCGCAGGCGTCACCACGCTAGCCGCCACGGGCGGCATGAGCCGCGCCCTCAACATCGAGAAGGCGCAGGCCATGTTCAAGGGCATGAAGCTCGAATGGGGCGACTTCTATCAAACAATCCAAGACTCCGTAGACGGCACCGCTTTTGGTTTCGACACAGCAGCGACGGCCGCCGCGCAGCTTGCGGCATCCGGCGTTGCCGCCGGCTCCGACATGGAGAAGGCCCTGAACGGCTGCGTCGGCACAGCCGCCACGTTCTCGCAAGACCTCGGCGACCTCTCGTCAATCTGGGCTAAAGTGGCCGCCAACGGAAAGCTCTCGGGCGAGCAGGTGGCCCAGTTCACGGATCGAGGCATCAACGCGATCTCCGTGCTATCGACCTATCTCGGCAAGTCCTCCGACGAGGTTTCCAAGATGGTCACAGCCGGCAAGATCGACTTCCAGACGTTCTCCGACGCCATGTACGCGTCTTTCGGCGATTCCGCAAAAGCAGCCAACGAGTCGTTCACCGGCTCCATGGCGAACATGAAAGCAGCGCTTTCCAAGATCGGCCAGGACTGGATGACACCGCTCAAGGACTCCGCCATCCCCGTGTTCAACTCCATCCGTGGGGTTCTCAACTCGTGCCGCGCGGCCATCAAGCCGCTTTCCACCGCTTTCGGCGAGTTCTTGGGCGTTACCTACGACGCTCAGGGCAACCTCACGCGCACCGGCGGAGCAGTCGAGAAGCTTTGCACGTTCCTCGACGGGCTGTCAGAGAAAATCAAGGGCGTTGACCTCTCGCAGCTCGGAACGGGCGGCAAGATCGCAGCCGCCGCTCTGGCGGGACTTGCCGCCGTGTCGTTGGGCGGGCTTATCGGCCAGATCCCAGTTCTCGGCGCTTTGGCAAACTCGCTCACTGGCGGAATCATCCCGGCGATCAAGGGTGTTGCCACAGGCTTTGCGGCGTTGAGCGCACCTGCCGCCGTTGCCGTTGCCGCCATCACCGCAGTTGCGGCGATCTTCGCTTACAGCATGGCCACCAACGAGGCGTTCCGAAACCAAATCATCGGGCTTGCGTCCAGCATCGCCTCATCGCTTGCCCCCGCGTTCCAGTCGCTCACCGGGCTTGCCGAACCGCTCCAAGGTCTCTTTGCCGCCGCCGTTATCGTTGTGAACAGCTTCGCGCTCGCACTTGGCGGCCTGGTGGCTGCGGTGGCCCCAGTGATCGCCACCATCGTTTCGGGACTCGTGCCAATCATCAGCACGATCATAGACGCGGTGGGCCAGATCGCGCTCGTGATAACAACCACGCTCTGCCCGATCATCCAGCAGATTACCGACCTCATAACGGCGAACATGCCCGTTATCCAAGAGGTCATCACCGGCGTTCTGACGGTGATCCAGACGATAATCAGCACGGTTCTGCCCGTCATGGTCGAGATCTTCAGCTCAACCATGGCCGCCATCCAGGCCGTTATCGATGCCGTCTGGCCGTACATCTCTGCAATCGTCACGGCGGCGATGAACGCCATCCAGGCAATTGTGACGATCGTCCTCGGCATCATCAACCAGGACTGGGGCAGCGTGTGGAACGGCATCCAGGCGCTCGCTTCGAGCGTATGGATCATCATCGAGAACATCGTCAACGGCGGTGTCGTGTTCATCCAGGCGGTCATCACGAACGGCCTTGCGCTGATCCAAAGCGTCTGGGATTCCATCTGGTCGGCGATCGGCGATTGGGTGGCGAACCTCTGGAACACGATCAAGTCCGTCGTGCAGGGCGGCATAAACAACGTCAAGTCGTTCATCTCAAGCGGCCTCTCGACCGTGCAGGGCCTTTGGAACTCGGCATGGAGCACCGTGCAGAGCATCCTCAACAACGCTTGGAGCGGGATCACCAACGGCGTTTCGAGCGGCATCAACTCCGTGGTGAGCTTCGTTTCCTCGATCCCCGGGCGCATCGTCGGCGCACTCGGCAACCTCGGCTCACTGCTCTACAGCGCCGGCAGCTCCATCGTGAGTGGCCTGCTCAACGGCATCAAGTCGACCATCGGCGGCGTCTACGACTTCGTGTCCGGCATCGCCGGAACGATCGCGAGCCTGAAAGGCCCGAAGCGCAAGGACTTGAGGCTCCTGATCCCCAACGGCGGCTGGATCATGCAGTCGCTCGAAACAGGCCTCAAGAAGCGCTTCGAGGGCGTGAAGGACACCGTTTCGGGCTTCGCCGACGAGCTGAGCATGTCGTTCGGCGGGCCTGATGTCACCTACGAGACCGGAGCCGCAGCCGCAGTCGGAGCGGTGGCCGGCGGCGACACCTATTACATGACCATCGACGGCAACACGGCAGACGCAGACATCGCGGTGGCTAACGCCATCGACGTGCTGGTATCCGCCGCACGCCGCTCTTCCACAGCGAGGAGGTAGACGTGGGAACCTATACAAGAGAGATCCAGATCGCGGGGCTCAACCGCTGGTATTGCGGCTACATCTCGGTCGATGCGGTGAACACCGTCAATGACACCACCTCGCGCATCACAGTCACCGCCGCGCTCGAAGACAAGTACGCCGCGCAGTACGGCACGCACTATGACGTAATCGTCAACGGCACCACCTACAGGTCGCGCGACGTGCTGCTCAACAACTACGGGAATTGGGCCACGCGCGACGCCGTGACCTTCACCGTGGACGTCGGGCGCGGGGCCAGCGGCTGGGACTGCTCCGTGCAGATCCACGTCTACGGCAAGACATACAACAACTACTACGGCAGCGCGGGCGGCGACGCCTGGGCAACAGAGTACGCTTGGATTCCCCAGCGCGGGTACTCGCAGCCGCACCCGCCCAAGAATCCAAAGCTGGCCCGCGTTTCCGACACCTCGCACAAGATCACGTGGGACGCCGACTACACGAGCATGGACGGCGCGTACCCATGGGCGGGCGTATACGTCGACCGGCGCACCGACGACGGCCCATGGGTCAATATCGCCGACGTGTCGTGGGACGTGACCAACTACACCGACAACTCGACGACCGCAGGCCACAAGTACGAATACCGCCTTTGCGCCCACGGCCCTGGCGGCAACTCAACACACGTATCGTGCGGAACCGCCTACACCACGCCTTTCGCGCCGTCGCGCGTGGAGGCCGTTAAGGCAGGCGCCACCGAAGTAACGCTTCGCGTCTACGGTGCTTGGACATATGCAGCCGCATGGGACATCCAGCGCTCGACGGACGGCGGCAACACATGGTCGTCTATAACGGCTAGCACCGAGGGTGAAGACCCCGCTTGGCTCGACCTGCACGACAAGGCCGCTCCTGCGGGAACGGTCGTATACAGGGTCAGGGCGAAGCGTGGCAACCTCATGTCCGCATGGGTCAAGTCGAACTCCGTCACGACGATCACGCCGCCGCTCGCACCGAAGGTAACCGCCGATTCCGTTGTTCCTACCGGGACGGCTGTCACCGTCTCATGGGTTCCGAACCATCAAGACGGCTCGGTGCAGAGCGCTGCACAGGTGGAGTTCAGCGGAAGCGAGACGATCACCAAATCGTATACGACGGCCAAGAGCGCATCCGTTTCGCTTGCCAAGGGAAGCTGGAAGGTACGCGTGCGCACCAAGGGCCTGCACGCCGATTGGGGCGCATGGTCTGGCTATGTAGCCGTCGTTGTCGCGGACTACCCGCAGTGCTGGGTCGCGTCTCCCGCGACTGACGGCATCCTAATCGACCGGGTGCCGCTCACCGTGCAGGTTGCCGCAACCGACGAGACGGGCATCGCCCAGGCCACGCTCTCCCTTGCCGAGGTCGGCGGCGCAGTCATCGCAACCGCAGACGTGACGAGCCTCAATCCCGTGCAGTTCGGCAGCTACGCAACCATCAAGAACGGCATCGACTACATGCTCACGCTTGTGGTCGTTGGCGGCTCGGGGTTGTCGAAAACCGCCACGCGCCGATTCAAGACTCATTGGGCGGAACCTGCGACGCCGGTTATCACCGTTTCCTACGGTGACGACCTTACATGCCACGTGAGGGTCGAGAACGGCGTTTCCGCCTACAACGTCGAAGATACGACGCTTATCGGCCCGATGGCCTACGACGAGGACAACAACGAGCTTCCCATGCTGGGAACGATTACGTGCGATGGCCATGAGCTTGTGCTTGGCAACGCATCGAAGTGCGAGAGCTTCATCGTCGAGCGAATCTACGACGATGATTCCAGCACGCTGGTAAGCGGCCTGCTCGATGCCCAGGAGACGATCGACCGCGTGCCGCCGCTCAATGCGGACATGAAGTATCGCGCAACAGGAACCGCTGCGAACGGAACGTCTGCATATGCCGAGGTCAATGCGAAGCTGATAGCAAGCTGCATGGCGCTCAATTTCGGCCAGGACGCATCAATGCTCATCAAGATGGAGCTCGATGCGGGCTACTCCACGTCTGCGGGACGCAGCTACAAGAGCTACCACTTCGCCGACGGCGGGGAGAACGGCGGTCTTCCCATGTCGTACCCGCTCGACGAGTGCGACCTTGCCACATCCGCCTCGTGCCTTTTCCGCCGCGACGGCCACGATGCCTTCCGCCGCGCCATGAGAAGCCAGTGGCAGGGTTGGTGGCGCGGCCTCGCTGGCGAGCGTGCCTTCGGAGCGATGACGTTCAGCGAATCGCTCAAAGCGGCGGGGCTTTGGTCGGCGTCCGCGAAGATAGAGCACGACGTATTCGAGGAGCCGAACAATGCCTAATTGGAAGAAGCGCTTCGCATCGTCCTACCGCTACATGCGCGTAGACCGCAAGACGAACCTAGACGTCGAGCGGCTTAGGAACATCTGCAACGGCGGGACGATCGAGCGCAACCTGGATACCAACTACGAGACGGGCAAGGTCAGCTACAAGGGCGCGCTAGACCTCGGGAGCGACCTTTTGCGCGTGTACCTTGAGGCAGCGTTCCCAGATGGCTCGGTTCACCTTGAGCCTCTTGGAACCTTCCTAGTGTCAACGCCGAAGCGCCCGATCGGCCAGGCGCTGGCCGAGGCAGACCTTTCCGGGCGATTGGCCGAAGTTGACGAGGACGAGTTCGACCAGCCGAGATCGGTTCCCGCCGGCACGAACGCCGTTGACTATGCGGCGAAGCTGCTGCGCGAGGCAGGTCTTGAGGTGATCGCCGACCAATCGGACTTCAAGCTCACGACGGCGTGGGTGGTCGGGGCGATCGGAAACGGAGAGAGCAACTACCGAACCCGCCTAAAGGCCGTCAACGCGCTTCTCGCGGCGGCTGGGTTCAGCTCCGCTTCATGCGACCCGCTGGGCCGAGTGCTGCTGCGGAAGTACATCGAGCCTGACAAGCGAGCGCCAACCATGGTCATGGAAGAGGGCAAGGGTGCACGCTTCGTGGACGACGGCACCGAGGAGTTCGACAAGTCGAAGGTAGCGAACGTCGTCCATATCGACTACTCGACGAGCGACGAAAGTATACGCGGAACCGCCATCGACTCTGACCCGAACAGCGAGTACTCGACCGTACGACGTGGCTGGCGCAAGGCGGTTTCCTACACGCGAAGCGAGCTTCCTCACGGAAGCACGGCAGCAGAGCGGCAGGCAAACGCGAATGCCGAGGCGCAAAGCCTGCTCGTCACGGAGCAATCGGCCATCCACCGTCTGAGGGCCACGCACATCTACGCGCCCGTCGGCATCTCCGACGCTATCGACGTGCGCTGGCCAAGCGAGGGTATCAGCGGGAACTTCGCGATCAGGAAGCAGACTCTCACCCTCGTGGGAGGATGTCCGATGGAATTGGAGATGAGACGCTTTGAACGTTAACGACATAAGCAACGCGGGAGACATGCTCGCCGAGCTCTTCACGCCGAAAGGCGGCTCTGGCCATTCCATGGGCTTCGCCACAGTCAAGTCTGTATCCGGCGCGAAGGTCACCGTTTCGATGTCGGGGGCCACGCTTCCCGGCTTGCCGATGACCACTGGCTGTTCAAGCGCCAAGGCAGGTGACCGCTGCATCGTCGAGACGATCGGGCCGCAGGCCATAGTAACCGGAATCATCGCGAAGTAGAGGAGGTGCGATGGCAGACGAAACGCAGATCGCGGCGTTCGTCCTCAACGAGAACGGCAACATCGACCGCGTGAGAACGACTGACGGCTCGATTTACCGCATCGAGTCAACGCTTGCCGTGGAGGCGGCAGAGGAGGCAAAGACAGCAGCCGCCAACTGCAAGACCATGACGGAAAGCGCTGAAACAGCCGAGAAGACGCGTGCGTCAAACGAAAACGCGCGGAAAACGGCTGAGACCGATCGCAGTAATAACGAGACAACCCGCCAGAACAACGAGACGTCGCGCAAGAACGCCGAGACAACACGCCAAAACAACGAAACCGCGCGAAGGAATGCCGAAATCACGCGCCAGAACAACGAGACAAGCCGATCGGTCGCCGAGGACGAACGCAAAAAGGCTGAAAGCCAGCGCCATGACGAGCATGTCGCCGACCAACAGGCATCGAGCAACGCGACCTCGGCGGCAAACGGCGCGGCATCGCGTGCTTACGCAGCGGCCAACCAGGCGTTGCAGATCGCCAACTCCGTTGCGCAAGGAAGCGCGGGCGATTCGGACATCGCGGCGCTGCGCGAGCAGAACGCGATCCTGGCAAACATGCTCGCTGAGTCGAGCGGCAAGTTCGTGTTCATGGGCGGCACGGTGTACGCGCCGTCTTCAAAGGCAACGTTCGAGGACGGAACCGTAAAACTCGGTTCCTCCTGCACGGTATCCGGCACGACCATCGTGCTCGCATAGAAAGACCAGCTAAATAAAGTCAAGGGGTCTCCGAGGCTTTCTTAGATAGAACTTTGACAGCTGAATATGGGATAAAGGGCATGCATCTTGTTGCTTGAGGGCATGCCGAACCAAACCGCATCATCTGATGGGTTCGCAGGAGTTTGCTCCATCGCGAAGAATTTCGGCGGTCAGCCTCTATCCTGAGACTGGATGGATGGCCGTCGCTCGTAGGGCCTTCGTTCGCGGAGGACGGCGAGGATGACGCCGCAGAGCTTCCTTGCGCACCCGGATACGGCGACGTAGTGGTGCTTGCCGCGCGACCTCATCTGGCCGTAGTAGTCGCCGAAGTAGGGATCGCGCATGCGCGCCTTGTCCGCTGCGGTCATGAGGGCGTTGCGCAAGGGCGCGGACCCCCTCTTGGACATGTGCTGCTCGTCGCCTTTGAATTTGCCCGACTGGCAGGTCGAGGAGTCGAGGCCGGCGTATGCCATGAGCTTCCTGGGGTCCCCGAATCGGTCGGGGTCTCCCACCTCGGCGGCGATCGTGGCGGCGCAGACGGACCCGATGCCGGGGATGGAGCGCAGGAGCTCGTCGATCTCCGGGTCGACTGCACGGGATATCTCCTCGTCGAGCGCGTCGATCTCGGCGTCGAGGTGCCCTATGAGGGCGGCTATGTGCTTGGCCTCGAAGGAAAGCGCCCCTTCCGCGAACGAGCATCCCACGGAATGCTTGGCCGCATGCTTGACCTCCTCGGCCTTCGCGCGGCCGTGATGGCCGCGGCTCGCGGTCCTCACGACCCTCTCTATCGTGCGGATATCGGTGGCCGCGATCGCCCTGGCGGAGCCGATCTCGCGGACGAGCGCCATGGCCGTCGCGCCGTGCTTGTCGGAGAACAGCGAGGCGAGCTCGGGGAATATCCTGTCGCAGGCCGCGGTGAGGCGGTTCTTGAGCGAGGTCCTCTCCGTCACGAGGTGATGGCGGTAGCGTGTGAGCTGCTTGAGCCCCTCTGCGGCCTCCGGCGATATCCGCGAGGGACCGAGCCGCTTGAACCTGGCGAACTCCGCGATGAGCAGCGCGTCGATGCCGTCGGTCTTCGTCTTCCTCAGGGTGTCCGCCTTGCGGAAGGCATCTGTGAGCACGGGGTTGACCACGGCGACCTTGAAGCCATGGGCATCCAGGAACTCCCAAAGCGCCATCCAGTAGTGCCCTGTCGACTCCATGATGATAAGGCAATCATCGGGCGTTGCCCCAAGCTCGTCGAATCGCTGCAGCAGGCCCGCGAATCCCTTCTCCGTGTTCGGGAAGGAGAAGGGCCTCCCGTGCGGCGCGCCGTCATCGAGCTCCGATGCTGCGACGTGCGTGTGCTTGGCGATATCCACCCCGATGTACTGCAAGGCAAGCCTCCTTCGCTCCGCATGGCCAAGGCGAAGGTTCTCCTTCGGACGCCGCGACACGCAGCCTCGTTGGATATGCGATCCGGAATCGATCATCCAGCCTTATTCGCGTCTCGTCGCGAGCCGGAGGCGCAATCCTTTCTTGCAAGGCTCAAACCCTAGGAAAAACGATGCGCCCTCCGCCCATTGCACGTCCTTTATCCCATATTCGCTTGCAAAGATAAAGAACGCGGCCACAGCGTAGGAAGTGGTGGGTGCCACACCCAAAGCAAGTGGCAGAAAGAATATACGAGGAAAACGAATGGCAAACGTAAACGCCGAGCGCTTTAACGTGAACGGGGTGAGCCATGAGATCATCGACTCACTGGCCCGCACCAACGCCACCACGGCTCTCAACAACGCCGAGTACAACCGACAGGGCCTGATCGGCAAGTACCCGGGCCAGTCGCTCGCAACGCTTCTCGCGGGCGAGGTCTCCGGCTCCGCCACCATCTACGACGCGCTGCACAAGCGCGTGCAGGCCGCAAACTTCAGCGGCATGCGCGTGGGCGACTACATCGACGTGCCGCTCGTGAGCGCGTCAAACGTGGCGGCCCAGCAGTCCGTGCGCTTCCTGCTTGCGCACTTCGACCCGTACTACCAGTGCGACGACAGCGCCAAGGGCCACCACATCGCGTTCATCGCGTCCGCGCCCGTCGCCGTGGCCAAGACCGTCACCGGCGTGGCCAATGACAGCTACCTGATGTGGAACACTGCGAACACCAACCAGGGCACCGCAGACGTGAAGAACCCGTACCTGAACAGCAACCTCAAGGCGTGGGAGAAGCTGTTCGAGGCGTGCCTGCCCGAGGGGCTGACCAAGTACCTGCTCACCCAGCGCGTGCTGCTTGAGGAGCGTTACAGCGCGAGCGGCGCGCTCAGCGACTCCAACAGCTGGAGCTGGCAGGACATCGGCAAGGTGTGGTCGCCCTCCGAGATGGAGGTGTACGGCTGCCCAATGTGGGGCACCAAGGGCTACAGCGTGGGCTTCGACTGCCAGTTCGACCTGTTCCGCGATACCGCGCACCGCTTGAACGGAACTCGGTACGATTGGTGGCTGCGTTCCGTCATGGGTGGCTCCTCGTCCCACGTGTGCTACGTCGGCAGCTACGGCTATGCCACCTGCTATTCGGCGACGCACACCTGGGTTCGCCCCCGCCCCGGCTTCCTCGTCGGCTAGCCAGCCGAGTGCTCTATACTTCTCTTTCGATGCGACCGCCTTGCGCGGTCGCATCCCTGCCCGCGCAGCGGGCCGTTTTTTTTGCCACTATTTCCGGGAGGTGCCATGAGCGGCGTCTACCAGCGAAACCGCGAGGTGTCCGAGTACAAGTTCTTCACGCAGGCCATCGCCATCCGCGTGGAGGTCAACAAGCTCATGGCCTCCTCGTCGGTCGTGCCGAAAGCCTACAGGCTGCTGAACGCGGTCCCCACGGTGGAGACCGCGCGCAGCATCGTATACAACGTCAACCGCGCCGACTGCTTCTACCCCAACAGTTCGTTCAACGCACTTGAGCGCAAGCGTTACCTGACGCTGGCGATAGCCGACTGCGAGCAGCTGATGCTCGACATGCAGTGCCTCATGGACATCGGCCTGCCCGTGAACGCCAACCGCTTCGAGGCGCTGGCGGGCATGGTCGAGGAGGAGATCAAACTGCTCAAGGGCGCGCGCAAGAACGTACGCGTCACCGGCAAGAAGACGACCGACGAGCGCATAGCCGAGGCCGAGGCCGAGCTAGAGCGCCTGCGTTCGTTATAATGGGCGGCGGTCCCGCCTTGTATATCGGTACAATTGGTGGCTGCGTTCCGTCATGGGTGGCTCCTCGTCCAACGTGTGCTACGTCAACAACAACGGCAATGCCAACTGCGGTTCGGCGACGGGCACCTGGGTTCGCCCCCGCCCCGGATTCCCTTACTGCCAGACCGAGTAGGCCAGCGGGCCGAAAGCAGAGCGCGGAGAGGAAGGAAGGCGCGACCATCGGGCGCGAGCGACGCAAGCTGAAGAAGATGGCCCGCATGGTGGCCGAGGGGGTCATGACGCCCGAGCAGGTGCAGCAGAGCTACCAGAGCTGGCGCGGCGGCATGGCTCACTTGGACGCGCACCGCAGCGTGCTGGCCATGGACGCGCTGTACCGCAGCCTGTTCGAAAATCTCGCGGGGGGGGGTTGCTCAATGCAATCAAGCCCGAGAGACGATTCGGGCGGAACGCCCTCGCCATAGCGGAAGGGCGGCAACTCAAAACGGCGGCCTAGACGGGTCGAAAACGAAATAACCAAGACAGCGAAGGCGTGCTGCGGCGCGCCTTCTTTCTTCGCGCCCGCCCAAACGGCCAGGCAATCTCACGGCGCTAATACGATGGCGGCACATTCCCCGATAAGGAAGGAGTCCGCATGGACACTGAGGAAGACATGCCGCGCCCCGACGAGCTTCGAGACGGCACCCTGGCCGAGGTCAACGCCCTGCGCGACTTGCTGTCGCAGATCGGCGACCCCGACGCGGCGCACGACGCGGGCGTTATCGACGATGACGAGTACGTGGAGCGGAAGGCGCGAAAGCTCGCCTACACCTCCGCGCTCGCCGCCTACGCCAACGGCGAGGTGCCCGACCTCCCGGCGCTGCTCGAACAGATGCGCGAGCAGGCGTCCCAGCCGACGCAGACCGAGACCAACACGGCGAACATCGACTACCTGCTCATGACCGTGGGAGGTGACCAGTAATGGCTACGAAGAAAACCGTTGAGCATTCCAAGCACTTCGCGAAGGTCAAGAAGTACTACGACAAAGACCTTTGGAGCAAGGCGCGCGTCTACAAGGCTGTCGAGTGCAAATGGATCACCGCCGACGAGTACAAGGAAATCACCGGCGAGGAGTACACGGCCGAATAGGCGGAAGGAGGGCGCCCAGGATGGAAGTGCTCAAGCTTTTTGCGCCTTACGGACCGGCTTGGCTTGGCGGCGTGCTCCTGACGCTCGTTGCGTTCTACTTCGGGAGACAATTTCTTGAGGAGTACAAACGCCAAAACCAGCGGAAGGGCGAGCTCGACCTGAAGCGCGAGGAGCGCAAGCAGGCCGAAGTCGACGAGAGGGCGCAGCGCGACCGCGAGCGGTCCCAAATGGAGGGGCGCATCGCCGCCCAGATGGAGCGCAGCAACACCCTGATTGAAGGAATGAAAACGCTCATGGAGTCGGTTGTCGCGTCAAATGACGTCCTCCACGCGGACTTGGTCCACAGCCAGGCGCGTAGCCAGGGCATGGCTGAGAAGGTCGACCATATCTACGACCGAGTCGACCTCATGTACAACAAGGAGACAGGGAGATAAAGATGACTGATATACAGGCAGGACTCACGGTGCTGACCGTCCTCGTGGTGCCCTATATCGTGCAGGCTATCAAGACGAAGGCGATGACCGGCAATGTCGCCCGCTGGACGGCCATCGCAGTATCGGCGCTGTGCGGCGCATTGACGGCCATGGCCGGGGGTATGCCGACTGACCCCACGGCGTGGGTTACGTCCATCTTCGCCGCGGTAGGCGGCGTGCAGGTGGCATATGCAGCCTTCAAGGCGGTCGGCGTGACAGACAAGTGGCTCGACGCGCTGCTTGCCATGGGCACTCCGAAGAAGGACGACTAGGAATGGGCGGCAAGCGCCTCGTGCGCATCGCCGCCGCCATCTCGCTGCTTGCTTTGCTCGCCGCCTTCGCCGACGTGGCGCTTATAGCCTCTAACGTGCCGAAGGTGCCGAAGGAAGAGCCTTTGCCCGTCATCTACGACAAGCCGCTCGACAAGCCCGCCGAGGTGCCCGTCTACCTCCAAGCAGACGAGCGCTGGGGCGGGCTTTCGTATGCGGGCGAAGACCTGGCTGCTGCCGGCTGCGGCCTCACGTGCGCGGCCATGGCGTGGGAATGGCTCTACGGACAGGCATGCACGCCGGCGCAGATGCTGGGCTTCGTTGGCGAATCGTGCCTCACGGACGGCGTGAACGACATGGAAAAGTTCTGCCGCTGGATGAACGCGCACGACCAGGCTTTGGGCTACACGCCTATCCACGACAACGCCGATGACGCCTTGGACGAGGCGGCTGGCGGCTGGATGGTGTTTTGCAGCCTAACTGGCCAGCTCCGCGAAGGCGGCAAGAACTACGGCGGGCACATCGTCCTGCTTTGCGGATGGGACGGCGAGGCGGCGACCTTCCACGACCCCTACGAGGGCGTGGTGCGGCTGAGCCGCGAGCAGTACGAACAAGTTGATTGGGCTTATTTCATAGCGATAGGGAGCGCTGAATAGAATGAACGGAATAGACATCAGCAATTGGCAGAACGGCATCAACCTCGCGGCTGTCCCGTTCGACTTCGTTATCTGCAAGGCCACCGAGGGCACGCGCTACGTGTCGCCCGACTGCGACCGCCAAATCCAGCAGGCGATCGGTCTTGGCAAGCTCGTCGGCGTGTACCACTACGTCAACGGAGGTGATGCCGAGGCGGAGGCCGAGTACTTCTATGAGCGCTGCAAGGGCTACGTCGGCAAGGCCGCGTTCTTCATCGACTGGGAGGAGCGGGGCAACAAGGCATGGGGCGACACGTCCTACCTCAAGGCCATGGCAGAGCGTTTGGCCGAGCTTCTTGGCGTGAGCGTGGATCGCATCGGTATCTACGCATCCAAGAGCGTGTTCCCGTGGGGCCTCACCGATGCTAAGACGTGGGTGGCGCAGTACGCCGACATGAATCCCACTGGCTACCAGGACGCGCCGTGGCACGAGGGCGCTTACGATTGCGCCATCCGCCAGTACTCCTCTTGCGGGCGTCTGGACGGCTGGGCGGGCAACCTCGACATCAACAAGTGCTATATCTCCCGCGCGGAGTGGGAGGCTATGGCTGGCGGCTCCAACGGCGATCCCGACTCGCTTATCCACGGCATCGACGAGACGCCAACGGCAGACCTCGCGGCGAAAGTGCTCGCTGGCGAGCTCGGAGACGGCGACGACCGCAAGTACGCGCTGGGCGACCGCTACCAGGAGGTGCAGTCGCTCGTGAACCACATCCTCACGGCATCCGCCGAAGATCTGGCCGCTGAGACATGGGCGGGCGATTACGGCAACGGCAGTCGCCGCAAGGCCGTGCTGGGGCCGCGCTACGATGAGGTCATGGCGGTGATCAACGGCCAGACCGAGACCGAGCAGGTGTACGTGGTGCAGAGCGGTGACACGCTTTCAGCTATCGCCGCCAAGTACGGCACGACCTATCAGGATCTCGCCGCCAAGAACGGCATCTCAAACCCGAACCTGATTTATCCCGGCATGCGCCTGGTTGTTTCCTAGGCCGCTCGTGGTATCCTAACGAAAACGATTGTGCCGACTGCGCACACCTCGGTTCGAGGAGATGCGCAAACGGTGCACCATTCCGATTTTCCTCGAACCCGCATGATGCGGGTTTTCTTTTTTTCGGCAAGAAATAGCAGCTGTCTCCCTCCTATCGCCGAACACGCCGCGCGTTATCACACAAAAAAGCGAGCCCGCGTGCGGACTCGCTTGGGAGGGGCGTGCATACCTTCCGCCCAATGTATTGTCGCGAACCATACCCAGCTGACGCGAGCTGCCGTTTCTGCAGCTTTTGTTTTTTCGACGAATCTGCGACGACTCTCACCGCCATGCGCCCGAGCCCACCAAAGCGGCAGCCCTCAAGCGACATCAAGCGACAGGTTTATTTCGCGAAACGGCTTGCAGCAAGCAGCATGGCGATGTTCACAATCGCATCGGCGGCGAACCACACGCCAAGCGCCGAGGTATCGATGCTCACGTGATTAAGCGTAGAGAACGTGCCCACCGTGAGCACCATGACCACCAAACCGCACACCGCGCACGCCACAAGCAGGTTCACGCAGGCACGCTTCGACGTTTTTGCGCGTCGCACGCACGCCACGGCAACCATAGACGCTGCACCAAGCAGCGTTCCAAGAAATGCGGCGAATACGATTGCGGCAACCACGAGCACGCCCGTGCCGGGAAGTTTCGAGCTCATAGAGCCAACCTGCACGGCCGACAGAATGCCGCCTCCAACAATAACCAGGCATACGATTGCGACGAGCGCCGTAGCCCATCCCCACAGAAACGCGCTTGCCGCGCTGGCCTGGCCACCCTCGCGACGAGCGATCGCCGCATACAAAGCCACGCCCGCAACCGAAAGCGTGAGCGCGAGCGAGGCGGCAAACATGAACGCCACGAACGCCGAACCCGTGAGAATGGAGCAAATCGTGTCAAGAATGGCGACATCGCTCGCCGAAATGTAGTCGTAGGCAAGCGCGCCTGTGGCATCCATAATACCCAAGCCGATGCGCGCCACAACGGCCACGATAAGAGCCATTCCGAACAAGGTCACATACGGCCTGGCCATGGCCTTCATTTGGGTTTTCAT